TTAATAAAAGCTTGACGCACGGTCTTAGCACCAAAATAGAGTGAAGCTAGACTTTCAACAACTAATGGATCAAACGGTTTACATGAAAAAACATCTAGATAAACTTCACAATACTCGTCAACAAAGTGCGCACAGATATTAGATGTTTCAATTAACTGAATTAGTGTGTATCCAGTTTTATCACCAGAACCAAATTTAACAATTTGCGGTTCACCATAAGCAACCATATCGATATCTTTTACTAATTGCTTAGCAAAATTATAAATATTGTCACGATCAGTAATAGCATTGAGATTACAACCAGCTAGATCTATAATAGCGTGATAACCCCAGTAATTTTCAGTTTGTTGTTCCATTTTAGTACCCCTCAATATTCTGACACCAAGTTACAGAGTCAATTCTAAATGATCGCCATCCACCCTTCTGTACATCCCAACACGCAATAACATTTTCGTTTTTCTTATGAAACTCAGATTCTTGATCTGATTCTTCCACATACGTCTTGGGTAGATATTGTGGCATTAGCGTGCATCGCATTACTCTGATTTCATTAGTTTTAGCTTTCGTAAAAGTCACTTCTACCACGTTAGTACGAAGATCATTCAGTAGAGTGTCACGATTATAAGTTTGCATCACATATCCTCATTAAGTAGTTTTTGCGTGTTAACTAGTTCTTCATTAAGTTTTATGATCAATTGATCGTATCCACCGATATAAAAACCATCAACTACAACGATAGGAAACGTCTTAGCGTATGGATACTTTTCTAGAATATATTCACGTGTAAAATCTTCATTTAACTTTAGTTCCTGAAAATTTATACCACGTGATTTTAGAACTGATTTTATGTGATTACAATATGTACAACCAGCTTTTGTATATACTACGTACTGGTTCATTGAATTTCTTCCGAAGCCGTTAAACTTTGTACTACGTAATTAACATTCTCAGTCGTGCTTAAATCAGAAAAGTACTTCGTAAACTTTTCCATGGCTTCATTATAACTATTAGCTCGAACAATTTTCCAAACATTTGATTCATTATATGATGTGGGGCTGTATTGTGCTCTAATCAACCCATTTACTAAATAAAGTTTAAGTGAATTCATATCAATATTTTCATCATCGGTTTCTGACTTTTTCTTTATCATATAATAACTCCATTACTTAAGATTGTCAACTATCTTTCTTTAATATAGCTAGCCTTAATTTGTTTTTTTTCTAAAACAGACCAGCCTCTTGAAAATATATATTGTTCTACTACACGATCATGATCCATCATCCAAATATCATCAAAAACCATGATTGAACCTTTATTCATTCTGGGCTCAAAAAAATCAATTTCATTTTTAATATGATTATTCGTATGTGGTCCATCAAAAAACACCAAAGAATAATCATTTACCAAACTTTTTACGTTATTATATACAGGCACACCATCTGTGTATCTCTTAAAAAATTCTGTATCTTCTAGAAAGAAAAATTGAAAATCAATACCCTTTTGAAAAGCATAATAATACAATGATGGAACGATCCTATTGCGCACAGTATTATCGTAACCAAGTTTAACTTTACTAGTAATATCTGTTGATATCATTTCTTCAACATTATCTGTTAATTTAACATTTAGATTATGCGCTACGGCAGCTTTATTGGTGTATTCATAATCGATGTTACCGTATGGATCAATACAAAACATAGATCTATTACAATCATTATTTTGATATAATGCATCGATGATCATCTTAGC